CTGCGGCTGCTATTGTGGGCATACTGGTTCGTCCATTCCCAACACAGCAACGTACAGGCGGTGATGCTGGAAGCACATTGGGCACTCCCGGAGTTCCGCAGGCAGGTGCACAGGACATGCTTACCAGTGGCACTATTCTCGTACAGCTCAATACGGGCGTAGTTGCGCCTACAAAGGGTGGCACTGTATTTATCTGGATTGCAGCTACCAGCGGCAACCACGTTCAGGGCGGATTTGAGACACAGGCAAACGGTGGAAACACCGTGCAGCTGGATGCGAAGTCGTACTACAACGGTCCGGCGGACGCCAACGGTCTCGTGGAAATCTGCTTCAACCTGTAACCATCAGGCGCAAGTCTGAGTTGAATTTGCTAACTGCAAAGGAGAAACAAAGCAAATGAGTTCACAAGCATTGTTCACTTACGACAGAGCCTTTCAGACGCTTGATGGCAAGGGTAACATGGCCGGAAAGTCGTTGGGCGGCACATTTATCACCCACGATGGTCTGCAGGCTATGGGCATCAAGACGGTGGATAGCACGGGCGCGTTCCTGGTTGGAGAGCTGGAGCGTCTGGATCTTACACTGCACGAACCGCTGGCAGCTGTCAGTTGGGGTCGTGACATTGACCTGCGCGAGGACGTAACGATCGCCGATGAAGTCAGCAGCTTTACGCTGAGCACTTACGGCAGCCCTGGCGGTCTCGGCACTGGAAACGCAATCGGCAACGGCAAGGCGTGGATCGGTAAGGCTACTGATCAGATCGCCGGAGTTGCTGTTGACATCGGTAAGACGCCCAATCCGTTGCGCCCATGGGCTCTGGAAATCAAATATGATATCCTGGAACTCGAAAGCGCTGCGAAGTTGGGACGTCCTATCGATCAGCAGAAGTACGACGCACTGGTGCTGAAGCATCAGATGGACATCGACGAGCAGGTGTACATCGGTGACACGGCCATGGGTGATACGGGCTTGATTAACAAGGCGAACGCCGGAGTTACGACGAACTTCGCCGCTGGCGCCGCTGGACAGACGCAGTGGACTCAGAAATCCCCGGATGAAATCCTGGCCGACGTCAACAACGCACTGACTACTGTGTGGCAGAACTCAGCGTGGGCTGTTATTCCAAGCCGACTGCTGGTTCCACCTGCACAGTTTGGTTACATCAGCACTGCGAAGGTTTCGCAGGCGGGTAACATCTCCATCCTTAAGTACATCATGGAGAACAACCTACTTACAACCAGTGGCAAGGGCAAGCTGGATATCTTCCCGCTGAAGTGGCTCATCGGTGCAGGTGTGGGCGGCACGCTTGGAACTACAGGCACGGTGGATCGCTGCGTGGTATACACCAAAGAAAAGAATCGCGTTCGCTACCCGATGACGTTGCTCCAGCGCACGCCGATTCAGTACGACAGTATCTATCACAAGTCGACATACTTCTGCCGATTGGGTGTGGTAGAGCTGGTTTATCCAGAGACCATTGGATACTTCGACGGTCTCTAGACTGTAACACTTTGAACATTGTGCGTCGCTGTTGTGGCGGCGTGACCCTCTTTTAACTTTTGAAAGAAAGGATTTACAGCAATGGCAGAAGAAAAAGAAGTACGTATGCCGACGGCACACCTTGACCCTCCGGCAAAACCTGTGGACGTAGCCGTAGTGGGAGAACAGACTGTAACGATGATCTTCCCGCGTAAAGTTACACTAACACTCAGTAATCACAAGCGCGTTGTATTTGAGCCTGGAATTCAGGAAGTTCCAGTCAGCCTGTCCACTGACGAGTGGCTGGCACGGGCGGGCGCGCGCATCTATACGCCGCAGCCTCCTACGGTGCAGAATGTAGTAGCTACGGCCAAGCATGTGGAGTTTTTGCAGGCGAACGGTCGTAAGCATGTGACCGATGTTCCTGCAGCACAGGCATTCATTGATGCGCTGTCAGTTGCCGATCTTAAATCGTTCAATGGCGATTTCGACAACTGGGTGTCTGGACAAACTGTTACCAGCAAAAATCCTCCGGCGGCAAACGGCGGCAAAACAAAGCTTCCCGATCTCACGGTGATGACAAAGTCTGAGATCGTGGAATTCGCAAAGGGAAATTTTGGCGCCGATCTAGATACCAGCAGTAAGAAAGACGATCTGATTGCTGCTGTGCAGAAGCTGGCTGCGGATAAGGAGAAGGAGGGCTGACGTGCCTTTGGAGTCTGGAAGTAGTAAAGAGGCCATCAGTCACAATATTGAGACCGAGATGGCGGCGGGTAAGCCAAAGAAACAATCCGTCGCCATCGCGCTCAATAAAGCCATCGCGCTCAATAAAGCGCGCGAGCATGATAGTGCGCAGACTGCGCTTCCCGTGCAAGTAACATTGGCGCAGATAAACGAGCGCAATCGCAAGTTCTATGGAGGTGAATGATGGGTACTTTCCCAACGCTGCCAACAGGTATAAGTCCTGCACAATTTCGTTTGGATTTTTCTGAATTTTCAAATACTGTGTTGTATCCAGATAGTGCTATTAACTACTGGTTCAACATTGCCAACGTGAAATTGAATGCCACGGTGAGCGGTTCTCGTTGGGGACGGCTGCTTATCGTGGGAATGGAGCTGTTTGTTGCGCACAATCTGGTACTGGAAGCAATCGCGCAGCGCGGCGCTTCGGCGGCTGGTATTCCGGGCATCGCAAAGGGAGCTATCGCATCTAGCAGCGCGGGCGACGTCAGTGTTAACTATGACACGCAGGCTACTATGGAAGAAAAGGCTGGACACTGGAATTACACGATCTACGGCCAGCGCTTCATCCGAGAGGCGAGGATGACGGGCGCAGGTCCCGTGCAGATAGGTACTGGAACCAGCGATGGTAATACTTCTTTGAGTGACGGCAATGGCGGATGGAGTGGTCCACCTATGCTTCCCGGACAGCTTGGATAAATTTATGATCAGTAAGAAGGGCGTCAGCGTAAAAATCATTGCGAAGGACAGAGTACCTGCTATGAACAAAGCAGTTGCTGAACTACTGTCTAGACAGGTGTTGGTTGGTGTTCCTTCTGAGAAAGCTGGTCGTAAGCAAAAGAAAGGTAAGATTAACAACGCCGCACTGGCATACATTCATAACATGGGAAGTCCCTCACAGAATATTCCGCAGCGAGAATTTATGCAGAGCGGCGTTGCACAGGTGCGCGATCGTGTAGAGCAGCATATGGGTAATGCAGGCAGATATGGCATGCAGGGAAATGTTGCTGCTATGGAACGTGAGTTGCATGCTGTCGGTGCCATTGCTCGTGATGGTATGCGGCGCAAATTGCACGAGGGCCCATTTGAACCTTTAAAGCCAGGAACACTAGCTGCACGGCGTAGACGCGGGCGCACAGGTGAACGTCCATTGGAGGATACAGGACAACTTCGCAATGCTTTAGATTATGTTCTTGAAAATTCAAAGCGGAGGAAAGTCTGATGCCACCACTTGACGTTATTGATGCGCTGGATGACATCATGCTGCAGGATATATTCAATGTTCTGCGTCGTCCTATAACTATGGACACAACGGGCAGATCTATGGACGGTGCTGTGCAATTCAGTAATGTTGTAGGTGTTGTATATCCTTCTAAGGGTGGTCTGCATCGTAGTGCTGAGGGTGAGATGCAGGACAAGGGCATTGTGGTGACTACGCGATTTCCCTTGCGCGGTGCTAGTGTTGACAGCAGCGGACAGGGTTTCCATCCAGACATAATAACTTGGGGCGGTAATAACTTTCTAGTCGATCCTGATCTTAAGGACTGGAGCCTGTATGCTACAGGATTTGTGCGCGTGGAATGCACCTTGCTTGATATGCAGAGTGCACCGCCTGTGTTGCAGGTATTACAAGGTACTAATCCACCGCCGATTGTCAGCGTAAGTATGGCAGGTAAGCTTCAGCTATATACAGCTATAATTTTGTCTACTACGCAGGCAAAGATTTCACTTACCTTACAACCTGCAAACATAATTTTGCTGCGCAATGGATTGCCGCAGTTTTCGCCAGCTGATTATTCTATCAGTATTGATCAAGCTGGAAACAGCATTTTCAATTTTGTAGTTCCACTATCTTTAAACGGCGCATCGCCGGACACAATCAACGTCTATGTGTGAGGAGAAAAGTTATGATGCACTGGGATTCTAAACGTCGCGTTTATATGGAAAAACACAAGCTAAGTACGCGGCAGTGGACTGCGCTTGTGTGCATTGTGATATTCATCGCACCGTGGCTGGTTGCTGCCGTTACACAGATCGATTTGACTACCCAAGTTAAAGGCGTGTTGCCAACAGCCAACGGCGGAACTGGAACTTCCAATGCCGCCACAGGAACAGCGGGTGGTGCTGTGTTATCAAATTCGCCATCGATTGCTACTCCGACGTTGAGTTCTCCCATCATCACTGGCGCCATGGGTTCCAATATTGATATGGGTTCTGCACAAGCAGTGTTGAAAGAAATCGCAAATGCAGGTACTACTGGAACTACTGTAAACAAGTTGGCCAAACTCACTGGTGCGCCTAGCACTGTTATCATTACTGCCACTACCGATATTGGAGGCATTGAAGGTATTGTAGTTGCAGGTGCAGGTACAACAAGCAATGCACAGATTGCTACTGTTGGTGTCGCCAACTGCGTATTTGATGGCGCCACTACGGCAGGTGATTACGTTGCTAACTCCAGCACCGTGGCTGGGGATTGTCACGATATTGGCAATACATATCCTACAAGCGGGCAAGTTGTAGGTAGAGTGCTATCTACGAACGCCGCTGGAGGTACTTTCGCTGTCGATGTATTTCCAAATGAAATAAAAGGCGCACAGACTGCCACGATTAATTTCGCTGATGCTGAGACGCCTACTGGAACTATTAACGGTGTAAATGCGACATTCACCTTGGCACATGCTCCAGTTACTAATTCGTTGCAGCTATATAAGAATGGCCAACAAGAAGTGCCAGGAGCTGGTGCAGATTATACGATATCAACTAGTACAGTCACATTCAACGCTGGAGCTATTCCAAAGACAGGTGACGTACTTGTTGCGTTCTACAGATTCTAAGAATGAAGGTGAGCCGATGCATATAGAATCATTCAAACCAGTTGTTCGGTTGCTTTCTCTCATTCTTTTGTTTGGGGCGGCAGCAGGTTATGGTCAGACTAAGTTTGACATGACCACACAACTTCGGCAGTGGAATGCCGCTGCCCCTGCGCATGCTGGAGTTATTCCCATTTGGGACGTAACTTCTAGCACATATATTCCAGGAGATCCATTTGTATCTTCAAATACTCCGAGCATTGTACAGAAAACGAATAGTACATCTACGGGTTCTGTAGCTAGTTTAGCAAAGGCGTACACCAGCAATGTGGTAGCCAACGATTCTCTCATAGCAATTTGCGGAGTAGGTAATGGAACGGCGCCAACAATTTCTGACACTCTAAGTAACACTTGGAAACAAGCTGTGCAGGTTGCAAACGGGACGGCATTCAATGTAGGTATATTTTATGCTGTCGGAACGCCAGCTGGGGCGGATACGGTAACATGCAACAACGGTGGAACAACAGCTTCAATCGCTTTAGAGATTTACGAAGTCAGCGGGCTTATAATTCCAGGAACTACCTATGCTGCAAATCTGTTAGATCAGGCTACATCTAACACAAGTGGAGCAGCTACTACATCGCCCGTTGTGACGATTACACCATTAGAACCAAATGAATTGAGTTTCACAGGTTTCGCACTAGGAACGGCTGCGCAGACAATTACTGTTACAGCACCTTATAACAATGATTCAGGACAATTAAATCCGACAACACCTGCTGGATTGTTCTCTATGGTCGGCGCGTCCAATTTACTTGGTCTGACTGTTGCTAGTTTGCCTTCAGCGACTGTAAGCGTAGCTGAACCTTGGGCTGTTGTTACGGCCACATTCAAGATGTCGGTGTTGCCCATAGGTGGAAGCGTAAATCAGGGAAATCCAGCGGCGCTTACTCAAAAATGGCCAGTGCAGGTAACAGATGGCACAAATACAATGCCAACGATGGACGCAGTAGCTCGTGCTGGTGTTCAAAAAATAACTGATGGCACTAATACAGCTGGTGTAAAAGCAGCGTCAACGGGGCGGCAGCTACTGATACTAGTCTAGTTGTAGCGCTATCACCTAATAGTTCAATCCCAGCTGGTACAAATACCATAGGCGCTACAAATCAAGGTACTGCAAACACAGCGGTCAATGGGTGGCCCGTCAAACCAACTGATGGTACGAATTCTGTTTTGATTGATCCGTGTCAATCCATAGCGAAAACCTATAAACCAATCAGTCTTACTGCAAATACACAGGTCATTACAGGCACAGCGGCAAAGCAAACGTACTTCTGTCATATTGATATTGTAGTTAGTGCTGCTGATAATGTGGCTATCGTAGAAGGCACAGGTACTACTTGTGCAACTTCAACAGTAGGTGTATTTGGTGGTGCTACGGCTGCTACTGGGTGGAATTTTGCAGCAAATGGAGGAATAGTAACTGGCGATGGTGTAAGTGCCGTAGGTGCTACGGCAACGACGGCTGACAATGTTTGCATTTTTGTTTCTGGTACCGCCCAAGTTTCGGGCATGATTGTGTGGGTGCAACGATGAGACGCTTAGGTCTAATCTTCTTTTTCTTACTGTGTGTACGTGCCCATGCAGCGCTCTCAGTCGTGCAGGTCGTAAGCAATACGGCAAGTAACTCTACTACGGTGAACGCCACCCTAACCTCTACTACGGCAGGGAACCTTATCGTGGTTAGTTCATGGTGGGATAATACGGGCAGGACATTCACAAGTGTCACTGATAATAAGAGCAACGCTTATTCCAATGCGAATAGTACGGCAGGAAGTACGACACAGGCTGAACGTATTGACTTCGCTAAAAATGCCACAGGTGCAGTTACCACTGTAACTTTGACAATCAGCGGCGGCGCCAATGTTGCTATCGTAGTTTATGAAATAGCAGGTGCGGATCAGATTAATCCGCTGGATACAACTGCTGTCGGCAATTCAACTTCGGCCACATCCGTTGCAGCCAGTATTACAACGGCTGCTACTAATGATATTATCATTTCTGGTTTCTGTAATGGTGATACTAGCGCTGACACAGCACACGATGCAGGTATGACCGTGGATAAAGATTTGAATGCTACGGCGGGCGGGCGCTTTGGGGCAGGTCACCATATAGTAAGTTCAGTGCAAACGGCGCTAGATGTTGGCTGGACTACGGCAGGTGCAGCAACGGCTTGGGCCATTGTAGGAGCTTCTTTCCGGGCAGCCACTACGGTGTCATTTGTACAGGGCGCTAGTCAAAATGATAACAACACTGTTGGCACTACATCTACACTCGCTTTTGCTTCAAATACAGCAGCGGGAAACATCCTAGTTCTTACTATTGTATGGACACCTCGCGCGAACAATGTATCTTCAGTAACAGATACTCAGGGAAATACTTGGACACCTTGGGCACTCGGCAAACAAACCAATAACAATTCTCCTGAATTGTCGAACATAGAAGTTTTTTATGTGGCTGGTGATATTGGCGGAGCTGATACTGTAACTGTAACTTATAGCGCCACAGGTGATTTCGCTGTTTGGTCCATTGCAGAATATCACAGCAGCATATCTACAGCGTGGAGTGAAGACAAGAGTCAAGTTAATTTAGCTGCTACAGCCACTACTACGCCTACCAGCAATGCTACGGCTACCTTAACCGGACAGGATGAATTAGTCGTTGGTGTTATTGGTACAATAAGAAATCTTGAAACATTTACAGTAGGTACCAACTATACGTTATCTAGTTCTACTTCAGCTAACAATCAGGCAGAAGTGCAAGAGTGGAAAGGTAGCAGTGGAAATACTGCACAGACGGCGACAGCCACATTCAGTCTTTCTTCTACTTATAATGCTGGTGTAGTAACATTTCTACAGAGCGCCGTAGCAGCTAAAAGCTGTACATTGATTCTTATGGGAGCTGGACCATGCTGAATGACAGCAGCACGGGCGGATACGTAGCGCCTTTTGATATAGGTAGTGAGCAGAATGACGAGGCTCTACGTGTATTTATGCAGAAACTTGTAGTTGGTGTTACAGGTATGGACGGAACAAAAGTGTTTCCTCGTTGGCAATCCGAGGAGCCACTATTACCGCCTGCTACAGTTAATTGGGCAGCCGTGGGCGTACAGCGGCATAGACCTGATACGTTTGCGTACGTAATACATGAATCAGCAAGCAATGGGGACGATCTTGTATATCGTAACGAATTGCTGGATGTACTCTGTAGTTTCT